TTGGTCCTTACGGACCTTCAGGCTGCTCGACAGAGTCTACTACTTCGGGAGTTGTTCTCCAAATTCGACGATGGGAAACCGTCGGAGGAAAAGGAGGATACAACGTGGAAGAAATTCCATGAAGCCGAAAGCATCTGCAAGTTGACCAACCGAGACTTTCCGCTCCGGTTTCGCACTGATCGCTTTTGGCGAGAAGTGTATTTCCGGATAGAGCGGGTACTCGGTCCATTCAGCTGGGATGAATGCTATAAGGGCATGGGCTTTGGCCCTGGTGCAACCACCAGGCTCCCAAGGACTAGGTCCTCAGCAGCCTATAAATACTCCGGTATACCGGAGAGCACCTCAGGCAATGCAACTCTTGCTACATGTTGTATTAACATGGAACCACTTTGGAGACAGAGTGTGGGGGTTCCCCCAGAGAGTCAGGACAGCCTAGTCAAGGTTGTACCCGGAAATTGCATTATCGTCGTTCCGAAGAACTATAAGTCTGGGCGAACCATTGCCAAAGAACCCGATATGAACATTTATGTTCAGAAGGGGATCGGCAGTGTAATTCGTCGAAGGCTTAAGTCCGTTGGAGTTGACCTAAACGATCAAACCAGGAACCAGCTAGCTGCCAGATTTGGCAGCGAAACGGGTGAGTTGGCTACCATCGATTTATCGATGGCCAGCGACACTTTATCCTATGAGGTCGTCAGTTATCTCCTACCTAACAGCTGGTGGTATGCTCTAGAGCAGAGCAGATCACCGGTTGGCGTTCTTCCTTCTGGAGACCGATTGGTATACCAGAAGTTCTCGAGTATGGGAAACGGTTACACATTTGAGCTTGAAACGCTCATATTCTGGGCGATTGCCCAGACAGTGTGTAGTTGTCCCACTGAGAAGGATAATCGTGTACTTGTCTACGGGGATGACCTTGTAGTCCCTTCCGATAAGGCGGAGTGCCTAATGAAGCGTCTAAAGGAAGCGGGCTTCAGCCCGAATCCTGATAAAACGTTCCATGAAGGTCCGTATAGAGAAAGTTGTGGTAAACACTTCTTCCTCGGACACGATATAACGCCGTTCTACGTCAGAAAGCCGGTTAAGGCCCTAGATCGACTATTCTTAGTTCACAACAACGTTTTTCGTTGGGGTGAGCGAACGAGTGTCGATATTTCCTCAGTCCTGACTGGACTGAAGGGGCTGGCTCCTGCAATTTGGCGCGAACCTCGGCTTCCGGATGGTTACGGAGATGGCGCCTTTATTGGTGCTGTCGATGAACTCCATCTGGACTCACACCCTCATGGGTGGGAGTCGTGGCAGGTTGAAGCGCTTCAAGTCTCTCA